CACTCCAAATCCATCACCATGTCCGCCAGCTTCCCGCTTTCCATTACGGGTGACTGCCTGCGTTGAAGTCTGCCATGTGGCGCCATGTCCGTTCCTCGCTGCCTCAGTACTTCGCCAAAATCCAAAACCAAGCCACTATCGCGAAAGCCACACCTACGATTGCGAATGACGCTGGCCAGCCAATACCGTTCATGATTGCGTGATTGATCGCTTCGTCCATCGCCCTCTCCTATGCTGCTTCACGAGCTTCGAGTTCGTCCAGAACTTTCCGCGCTTCTGAAACTGTCAGCTTTTGATTGTTAAAGAACGCTATGCTCCGGCAGGCTATGACGAAGAAGCCTATAATCGCGCCAACCCATTGCAGCGCTGAACTTTCGAGATAAACGCCGATGGAAATAAGGCCCGCAAACGTAAGGAAAGTGCCGAAATCTCGTGCCCACGAGTTCCAAACATTTTCCTTGAGAACTATGACTTTCGTGTCCTTGAACGACATGCTTCTCTCCTATGCCGCTTGTTTGTGAGCGCTCTTGAGCGCCTCTCGATTGATCCCGAATTTCTGGATTGCATGGACAACGGTGGAATGGTCCCGACCGCCAAACAGTTCACCAATCTTCACCGTCGACAGATCGAGCC